CATTAGCACTGCCTGCTGCATTTCCTAAATAGATTTTTCCATCGGCTGCATTTATTGCAAGTTCAGAAGCTAGCAATCCACTGGGAACTGCTGCTGCCGTGTAACTTCTTTTAGGTCGGATGGTGTTTGCCATGTTTAGAAGGTACCGCCATCTATGGAAGGTGGTAGATCATTCAACTCTGACATTAGCACAGGTGCCCCTGTCGCATCAGCGACCCAGATTTTTTTATCCGTAATGTTGACAGCTATTTCGTAGGCTGCCAAGCTGCTTGGAACTGCTGAAGCTGTGGTGCTGCGCTTTGGCCGAATGATGTTTGCGGTTGGGCTTGGACTGGGTGTAGGTGTAGGGGTAGGCGTTGGTGTAGGCGTTGGTGTAGGCGTTGGTGTAGGCGTTGGTGTAGGCGTTGGCGTAGGTGTTGGGGTTGGTGAACTCGCAGCGATATATAGGGAAGTCAATGTCAGGTAGGACATATGCGATGTGTCGCTGCCAGGGTTAAAATAGATTACCACTGTATCGCCAGAAGTAATTGCAGTAGATCCAGAAAGGCTTGATCCGGGAGTGCTTAAAGTTGCGCCACCAAGGTACGATCCATTAACCGTTATGTAGCAAGATGCCATCGAATACATCATGTCGTAAAGGCTAAAATTATAATTTATGGTTCCACTTATGCCAGCAGTATAGGTAACTGTTTGGGCACCACCATAGCTATATCGTGCGCCAGTTAAGGGTGATGCAGATGATCCTGTGCCAGTAAAGGAATAATCATTATTCGATTCAGAAACAAAATTTAAATTAGCCATCAGAAGCTACCCCCATCTATATCCACACCACTAAGAGCGGTTGCAGAAAGGACTGTTGTTCCGTTAATTTTTAAGGTTTTACCGCTTGCAAGATTGAAGTTTTCGCTGCTAGTCCAAGCTGTCGTTGATGCCACATAGTTAAAAGTATGATCGGTAGCACCCTTGAGAGTGATACCACCCCCATCGCAGGTTATTTCGGTCGGTGTGGTTACATTGCCTAGGACAATATTCTTGTCGGCAATATCAAGCGTGGTCGAGTTAAGGCTAACCGTAGTGCCATTGACCGTGAGGTTGCCAGATAAGACGAGCGAGCTTCCCGTTGCCGCCCCGATGTTCGGGGTGATAAGCGTTGGCGATGTGTCCACCACGAACTTCGTGCCGGTTCCCGTTTGCGAAGCGATTGAAGTGGCGTTCCCGATCGAGGTGATCACTCCAGTGAGGTTAGCATTCGTGGTCACGGTTGCAGAATTTCCAGTACACGAACCCGAGCTCCCTGTGGTATTTTGGTTTAAAACTGGGAATGTGCAATTGGTTAGCGTGCCAGATGAAGGAGTGCCAAGAGCGCCACCCGGTGCGACATAGTCCGTACCGGCAACGGCGATCGAAGGCGCGCCTGTGCTTGTCGTGTTTTTTAATATCCCAGTTGCTAATCCACTCATCAGCACGCCATTGATTTTAACTACGGTTAAAGCGACGCTTCCAGTGGCATCGCCTGTATGGGTTTGATTAGTAATAAGAGAACTATATTGAGAATTTGTTGCGTTATCCCCGGTATTAGTGCCACTTACGGAACCGGTAGCGGATGCGGTGAGCGTTGCGCCATCGACGATGGTGAGCGTTGCACCTGTTGCGGGTTGCGTGAAGGTGAGCTTGTTTACCGTGGTTGCTGTCGCCACGCCTAGGACTGGGGTGACCAGTGTCGGGGAAGTGTTCATTACAAAGGTCGTGCCGGTTCCCGTTTGCGATGCCACCGAGGTTGCGTTACCTACGGAGGTGATCGGGCCGGTAAGGTTGGCATTCGTGGTGGTAGTGAAGGCGAAGTCGGGGCCACCGATTGCGATCACGGAAGTGGCGGTGCCGTAGCCATCATTTCCAAGCCCGTAGTATAGAATCCTACCCGCGCTTGTTTCGTTAAAAGCTAGCTCCGAAGATGCCAGCGAGGTGGGTGCCCCAATCGTGGAGCTTGACCGTCTTTTGATTCGTAGAGTCGTTGCCATTTATCTCTCCTTAATAATTTCCACCATCTAAAATCGAGGTGTTGACCCACTGTTCCGCTGTTGCGCTGTATCTGATCAGGTTGTCTGCCTGCACCGATGTGATCACCACATCGTCAAGGTCGTCGAGGTTAGCGACTGGGCCACCGGGATTCCCTTGCGGGCCGACTGGGCCTTGTGCCCCGGTAACGCCGGGCGAACTTACGGCGACGGCGTTCTCGGGAAAGGTCACATTGATGTTGCCCGCCGCGGGATCGAGTACGGTCACGATGCCGCCAGACTCCGAGACCGCAATGGCGTTACTGTCCTGACTAATAAGTATGGTGTTGGCGTCTTCATCTATCGAGATGCTCATAGAGGCCTCCGCTTTTCAGATACAAGTATGTAATCCCAGCAAGACCCAAGACGAGCAGACCCATAATGATCCAGAAAGCCAAAGGGTCAATCGTGTCGCCACAGCATCGGCAAGGTAGGTACATAGCAGCCATCATCATCGGGTGACCTCCGCTTTGACCACAAATTTACCTTCAATAAGGCGGGTGACTATTGAACCGGGCGAAGTGATTTCGAGATCGTAAACATAGGAGGCGGGCGTTAGACCTGACATCGTGGTAGCGGAGACTAGGAGCGTCAGGGTTCCCGCTGCGCCGTTAATCGTGATACCCGCTGCGGTGCTGAGTTCGAGGATGACCGTTGCCGATGCTGCGGTGGTTCGCACCTGCATTAATGCGGTATACGAAGTGAGGTTGATGATGACATCGTCGGGGTCGGTGTAGGTGATCACCCGCTCGAGGGTTGCCCCCTGCTCTGCCGCGAAGTTATATAAGCCTGCTGGCATATCGTGACCTCCCAAAAAAAAGAATATTATCGAGGTTAACCCTGTTCAGCTCTGAAGGCAAATCGCTCGCACTAAGCCGAAGCGGTGATATACATCTGAGCATTAAAAATCGTGGTTTTGTTTCCATAAAAGGTAATAATAATGCTTTCACCTTGAACTACTGATACGCTCCCGCTGGAGTTCGTAAGGGCGACGCCTCCGACGCTTATAACTCTGGATGCAGTTTCCGGCTCAGTACCTGATACGCTGCTGGAATAATTGAGCGTTCCTCCAACCGTAGCATTAAAAGTCATCGATTCGAGTTCCTCAGATCCATGAATGATTATGGTCAGTGGGTCGGTCGAAAGTAATCCGTTCCCAGAATGCTCGCTCATTCTTGAGGCTTTGAATAAAACAAAACCATTTGTGATAAGCGTCACTTTTATTGCTGGATCTATCTCATCTTCAAAACCGACGTAAAAGGTTTCCCCGGAGCTTAAATCTTTCACTACTGTGTAATCGAAATAACCGATCAGGCGATCGCCCGCTGAAGCGTTGTAGATAACCAGATATCTGAAAGGCCCAAAAAACTGACCATCGGGGCACTCTAAATTTAGACTTTCAAAAAACAGACTGTGACTTCCGTTGCTCTCGATGTAATCTGTTTTCTCCAGAGTGTATCCTCCAGAGGGATAAGACAGACTTCCGTAAAGCTCAGGAAAGTCTGTACTGTTCCATGTGGTTTTATTGAGCGGGATAGCTGAGTATGTTTCTAATTCAGGGTCGTACACTCCTGCGGTGAGTGCCAGCTTAAAAGTATGATTTTCCAAATCGTGAGTCTCGTCGGCGAAATCATTTTTAAAACAAGTGAAAAAGATTAGAGAGGCCATGAAAAGTCCTTGTTTATTTAGGCGAATATTCGTCACATTTCCAGCAAAGTTTTTTCTTCGTGTCGTTGCCCGCCTGCCTGCACTCTCCGTGGGTGCTGCACTGATGCAGGATGCCGCCACCGCATCCGCAAGATGGTGCTGCTTCAAGTGCCATGCCGAGGTTTATGCAAGGGCGATTTTTTATCTCGTATATTTTTTTAACCATTTCTCTGGCTTGAAGTATTGCGGGGTTGTCTGGAGGCGTAGAGGGTGGCAAAGGTTTAACGTCTTCATTTTGCAGGGTAGAAGCATTAAGGCGTAGCCAACTGATTGCGTCGTGGGGTTCCATCGGCGGCGGGCCCGTCATGCCGTTGATACACTCTTCAATCAGTGTTGTAGGAAACTCCATTCCGTAAAATTGGAAAATAGGGCTACCGGGAAGGGAAGAAAAGCTTGCCTGCATAATAAAAGGATTGGTATTTTTTAAAACGGTTAGTGTACCAACTACCCAAGGTTGACGCTGATAACTTGCACCTACACAAATTGCGCCATCTTTAATTGTTTTTAAAACAACCCGATAGTTTCCTGATTCTCCGTACTGTATGTTTTGAGTATTTGATGCTGGATATTCATCGGGGCATCCAACAAAAGCCATCGATTCGTCCATGTCACGTCTAGGACTTTGAGGTTCAATGAAGTAGCCATTCCATGTAAGGCAAGTACATGAGTTACTGTTTTCACATTCCAGCGTATTAATGCCCATTTGAAAAACTTGAGGGGTAAATGATATTTTGTCGCTTGGAGTAACTAAACAAACCAAACAGGAATACTGCCTTACATATCCCCCTCGATTAGAGCTTAGATTGCATTTTGGAGATACCTCGTCGTAAGTTCTTGAACACCCAAATCTATATCTTTGAAGAACTAGCTCTACCTTAACGTACTTTACTTCGCCGCCGCAATTTTCTAAGTCAAAAGTGGTTGGAATTAAATCCGACTCATAATATTTATAATCAGATTCACTTAAAGAAATACCAACTGAATGGACTTGCGCACTTATACTGTTGCACCCCGCATAAGTAAGGTCTGGCATTAGCCTAGATGTCGAGATAGATACGTTTATTAATGACGGAGAGATGGCAACCATCTGAGCGTCCATTTTTATTCTGTAACCAAAACCATAGCCCCACCCCCAACTGTGACTCTGGTCTGTTTCTGGAGTTGATGATCCAACCCACGTGTTATTCAAAGGGCTAGTATCATCGTAACCTGACGGGCATCCGACCTGTATCCAAAACATATTTGGTCTAAACAACCGTGTTCCAATTAAACTACCGTCACAATCTTCTCGATAAAGTCTATATGTAATCATTCCGTAAACAAAAGGCTCTCCAAGATAGCAAGCCAAGGAACAGTTTATATCAAAAACTTTTGCATCAACGTCGTTAGGATCACAAGTGTTATAGCCTATTTTAGAAACGTGGGTTTTATGAAGATGAGCGTAACCGCTTACAACAGTAACCATATTATGCACCTACCATTACTTTAAGATTACTAAGAAAAAGCGTTGCAATTTGTGTTAGGGGATCTTCTTCACCTAATTGAGAAGGTCTAATTTTAAAGTTCATAGGTATTCCAATAGAAGACGAATCTTTCTTGAAATAGGTTGTAAAGTAATTAAACTCAGGGGCGTTTTTAGGCATAAATTCTTTAGGGTTGTTTTGCAGAAACCATCTAGCTCTACCTATTCTTGGGCTAGGGATATTTGTTCCAGTAAGAAATATATTCACTTCCAGACCAATAGTTTGCACTGCGGGGTTAAGGCCTTCCATTAGACCTATATACTCTGGAAGGTCTGTTACAGGAAATTTATGAGCCATCTCCCCGTACAATACAACAAAAGCCAATCCATCAAATTGGCCAATAAGGTTTTCTGTAAGATCATAAACATTTAGTGGATTAAGGAACGGTAGAAAATCCAGTTGGGTTGAATCAGCGGTGGTTCTGTCTACGGCGCTGCCACTACCCTCGTAGTTTGTTTCAGTCGAATAAGGCTCGTTCACGTTGGTGTTGGAGTACATCCAACCGGCCGGCTTTTGTATTGTCTCGGGGTCGCCTGGACTAAATGGGTAGACGCCGGAAAATTCTAACGGGTCTTGTAAATGGGAGCCTATGTCTCCATAAAAAGCATCTAGGAAGTTGTAGGATAATCTTCCATTTTTTAGTGGATTTACTTTGTGCTGTGTTAAAGGTATCACGGCGAGGGTGTTTTTAAACTTTGGGCCTGCATAATTTTTTTCGCACCTAGGGTAAACGTATGGGTCTTCGCTGCAATTGAATCCACGAGTGGCCCAAGAATCGACCTCAGATTTATTAAAATAGTAGTTGTTAAAATCAACTTGGCTTTGCTCTGATTTAACATTATATGCGTACCCTGGTACCGTCCAATCGTATCGATTCTCTTGGATTCTATCTTCTGTTTTCCATTGCGTCCAACCATCGTAAATCGGATTTACAATTGCGTTATCAAATGAAATATAAGCGGTGCAAACCCCCATAGGAATAAATCTTCTTTGTGCCGCAAGGCAATGACCCTTTAATTTTAAACCATATCCATGTCTCAAAATCCTACTCCTGTTATGTTCATTGTCATTTTGCAAAGTCCTGCGTACCAATCTACTCTCATAGAAAATCCACCAATACCGCAACTTGCAGAAACCACATCATTACCACCATTGAACGGACTACCTTGAACCCTAACTTGACGAGCCTGTTCAAAAACTGAAAGGTCTTCGGGAACTAATGGGTCATCAATAAGCAAAGAAAAAGGAATTGTTGGGGTAACATCACCTGGGGGATAATAATATGCCACTTCTTCGCAATCTTTTGTCACCCTTGTGTATGTGACTTCTTGTTGACCCCTAGGATATAAATCACAAAATTCATTAACTCCTAAAGGTTCAAGCACTTCCCATGTTCCGGTAAAAGTTTTTGGTAACTTTCCGGGCCATTTACACATCCAAATTTTGTAATGTCCGGGCGGAATATCCCCTGTCGGGTTTGACGCCGGATTGTGACAGTTAAAATCTTGCTGAGTCATACTCCACCAGCTCCTGAATAAGTGACTCTTAAAACGCTTCCGACGCATTGAACATTCGAGACGATTCCACCGCTATTATTAACAATAAAAACAGGTTCTCCTTCTGTCGTGTATCCCGAAAAAGTGCCGATGTAATTAATTCCAACGGCGAGCGAAGATCCGTTTAACTCCCGAATCTTAACCTCGTTGATGTCGTTCATGGTGTTGTCACTGGCGTGGTAGTCTACGCGCTGACCAGTATAAAATGGCGACCCTAATGCAGTCACCTTTACGACGCTTACCGTCGCTCCTCCGAGCATCGGCCCGATCCGTGTAGGCGTGGTCGTGTCGCCCTCGACCGCCTTCACGACGCGGGCGATTCGCTTTGCACTGTCTTCTGAAAATCCATAAGCGGCCATTAGAGGATCTTCCTGTAAATCGGAGTTAAGTAAGCGTAAGAGATATCATTGTAAATTCGAAACCGTAAAAACCCGCCGTTTAGTTCTGTGGGTTTGACTCCTGAATCAAGTGGAATCCCTGTGTCGCCCATGATGATCACGCCATTCGGGAGGACGTTGCCTGCGATATCTCTGGTCGTGATAAGTTCTGTGCCGTTCCATTCGCGATAAGAGTGATTAAGTATGACTGCATCCCAGTTATCTTTGTCCAGAAGATATTCCAAAGACACTCGCCAGTATTTTGTTCCGTTCTCGTAAACTCTTTTTGCGCCAACTTTGTCCAGTAGCATTGATCGAGCAGGGAAACCCGAAAATGCTCCGGTGTTCACGCACTTAACTCGATCCATCCAGTCGAGAGCAATAAAAGTTGCGCTATTAAATTCCAGTTTCATACATAGGAGAGGTCGATGCGTCATGACCGGAGGATCAAATCGCTCATTATTTCCATTTACCATAGGTTTAGAAGGGTCAGAATAATCAGAGTCCAAAACGTATTCTTTATCGCTGGTGCTGAAGTCTATGTCTGTCGGCCTCGTTAGCGGGTTTACACTCTCTTCGCTGGCTTTTTCTTCAGGTGATGCTCCCTTGTTCTGATTCGCCACCTCCGGGGTTTGCGGTGCGCTCGGTGTCGAGCTCGGAGAAACAGTGTCGATATTGGTAGAATAAGAACAACTAACTTTCCAAAAATATGGATCTTCCATTTGCGACGCGGTGCGCCCGACGCAGTAAGCATGAGCAAAACTAGGGTGCTGAGAGAACATAAATGGAAGATTATTCCCGAAAAGGGCAGGAACATCGTCGGCAATATTATCAGTCTGCACGATAAATGATCGCACCAGGGAAACCTGATGTTTCGAATCGTCGCTTCCAGTGCGCCCTTCAAAAGTTTCGTAAGTGTTAACGACTGGCATGAGCGCTCCTTAGTTTATGTTAGCGACGACCATGTTTGCTTGATTCGATGTAGCTGCTGCGATCGCTGCCAAATAGTTATTTCTTGCGGTGTCCTTTTCTTCGGCTCGCTGCTGAAGTCTAATAAGCCTGTCCGTTGCGCTTTCGCCTCCGTTAGCGTTCTGGATTTTTAGGGCTTGCGAGAACGCTGCCGAGCTTCCTTGCATGAGTGCGCCGGGGTTCTTGAGTTCTTCCATCGCTCCCACGGACTTCTCAAGCTCCGCAGTGAGTTGCGCTGCGCCCGCTGCAAAAAGATCGGGCCGATCCGCAAGGGTCATCTTCAGTTCTTCCATTTTTCTGCGGTAGGTTTCAAGCGGGCTTTCAATGTTGGAAAGCTCTTTGATCCATGCGGGCATCTGATCACCGCCCATGAAGGCGTTGAGGCCTGCAAGGTCGGGGGGCTTGAGGGAGTCGAACTGGTTTTGAATCGCCACGATCGTGTTGACATACTCTTCGTTGGTGATGGTGCCAGCGATGAGTTGGTTCTCGAGAGCGTCAAAGGCTCCCTTACTTAGCTTGTCCATTGCCGTCTCGAACTGCTCTGTCGATATCTTACCAAGCGCCATCTGCCGTTGAAACATCGCAATACCGCTTGCGGTGCCACCAGCCAACTGTCTAAGAAAAGCAGTGTGACCTATCGTGCCGTTCTCCATCCCAATTTCAAGGTTATCAAAAAGACTCTGGAAAGAATTTGCAATTTTCAGAAGTGTTCCCCCAATGGTTGCAGATCCATCGTTAAACTCTGACATATATTGATTGAAGGAACCTACGAACTTTTCGACGATACCCTTTGCCGTGTCTGTGCCTGTTGCTCCAATCGAATCAGCGATTGATTTAAAAGCCTCATTCATTTTTGCTTTGATCGCTTCTGCGTCGATCTGAGGGCCACCACCACCTACTTTGCTGTTAGCGTAAAGGCCACCCGTTATACCACCGATGATTGCACCCGGTAGAGCACCAACCCCGCCACCACCTAAACCACCAGCAACACCACCAACCGTAGCACCACCAACCACGCCTGCAAAAATCGCTGCGAACTTCTTGAGCCCGCCCACTGCGTTGATGATTTCGTTAATCACCGTGACTGCCCCGCTCATTACCGATTGCATGGAAACCATCACCGCTTGTGAAAAGGAAACCACCACAGCCCGTATGTTGTCGATGTTGCCAACAACTTCACTCGATCCACCCATCGTGGTGAAGAAGTCTACCAGACCCGAGAACGCTTGAAATAACACATCTCGCACCACCGAGAGAACCATGCCGATGTTCTTGATCGCTGGAACGAGTGATTCAAAATTGTTTCGGAAGTTCTGCACGAACCCAACGAGACCATTTGAGAATCCTTTCAAATCCAACGCTTCTACTATCTTGCCACCAAACTCGGTGAAGAATCCCTCCACCTCGCCAGCGAGCCGGGCGTAAATTCCTTTAAGTGTTCCCGCTTGCGCCTCTGCCTGCTTGATCACATCAGCATTATTGCTCATGCCTGCAAGTGCGTTGAGCGCTGTCCCCGTGCCCACTGCGCCATTAGCTAGCATTTGCATGGCATCATTAGCGCTGATCGCTGTGTTGTTCACCAGATTTAATCGATCCGCCAAAGCTTGATAAACCGGCAGGCCCATCGCTGCGAGTGTCGCAAAGTCTTCCTTGGAGGCGACCCCGGTGCGGGTCATGTTCTGAGCGACTTCCCCTAATTTGTTGAAGACATCCGTGGCACCCGATCCAGCAACCAACGAGGTGCGGCCGAACGATTCAATCATCCGTGCTGCGTCTGCGCCCGAGACCCCGAGACCGAGGAACCCAGTGGCAAGCTTGCCGACCGCATCTTGTGCGATCCTCCCCTGGTTGGCGATCTCATTCATGACGCCACCAAGACGCTCTGCGTTGGCTTCGCCTGCGAGCCCCTTGATGCGGGTCAGGATTTCCTCGGTGTTCGCGAAGGCCATCACCGCGCGGTCATAGATTTTGTACACGCCGTAGGAAGCGAGAGCGCCCCCGATCGCGGTGACCGGGTTCATGATGAGACTAGTGACTTTAGAAAAGATGCTCGATGCTGCGCTGCTGATTTTGGTTTCGACATGGTTCAAGAACGCTGCGAGCTTCGACTTCGCTTGAGATTCTTTCGCGGCATCGCCAGCACCCACTGGAGCTTGCCCGCCTTGCGTGAGGAGCTTGAGCGCATCCTTGCCTGAGATCGCACCCGAGGCGATCCGCTTCATGACTTCTGCGGTGCTTACCGCTTTGCCTTCGACCTTGGAAAGCTCCTTGGCCATTGCATCGAACGCTTTAACACCCATGCTCTCGAGAGCTTGAATGTCTTTCAATAAGACCTTGTCAGACTCACCGATCTTTCCGAGGATGCCAGCGAAAGCTTTGCTCGCTTCGCCTGCGTTTTTTGCAAACTTGCCGATACCCTTACCAAATTTATCTAGTGTGCTGGTGATTGTGTCCGCATCGAGGCCGAGTTTCTTGAGCGAGACCGCAAAGGCGAGAGCGTCATCCGCTCCGAGCTTGGAGGTCTTGGCAAACTTGTGCAAGGCGTCGCCCATGATCCCGGCGACATCTTTTTCAAAATGCTTGGATGCCTCCGAGGTCACTGCCTCGAGGCCGCCTAGGTCATCCTTGACCTTATCCAAATTTGAGATGAAGTCAGTTATGGAAAGACCCATCGAAACATTTAATGATCCGATAGTTTTTGCCATCACGACTCCCCTTTAAGTTTTCTTGGTGCCCATCGCTTGCGCCCAAGCTTTCAACCCTGCGAAGTTGTCAACCTTCTTGTTTTCACCGTACCAGTCCGGGATAAAATCTTTGACTTCCAGGACTTTCGACTCTGCACCTCGCCACACATTCGCTGTTGTGCTGCACACCTGCGCTGCATGAATGTCTGATCTATCAGCGTCTAAAGGCTCGATCGTGCTGAAAGCCATCCATTCGGTAAGCTCCTGCGCATCCATGCCGTCTAGGAGTTCACCGACTGTTTTCTTTAAGTGCCCAGCAAGACGGAATAGAAACCGCCTCCCCGGACGATCAATTAGTTTTTTCTTGCTTCCTCGACTGCACCGCCACTCATGCCGTTATGCTTGGCACACGCGTCGAAGAGAATCCCCACAAGAGGCGCAGGCATCTCGCCCACAGCTTCGACCTCGGCATCGGTAAAGATCCGCTTGCCTTGATCATCAGCGATAGACCTCACCACCAGCTTGGCTCGGATGTTGGACAAGTTGCCCGACTTTGAGCCTGCACTGATTTCGCTTTCGAGTTGGTCACGCTCGCGGGAGCTAATCACTCGTAGGAACACTTTGCCGCCCAACTCGGGGATCTCGATCTCCCCGAGCTTGTACGCACTGCCTGCGCTCAATAGTTTTGCCTTATCTAAAATGTGAAACTCCTTAATCAAAAGCGTAGGTGATTTTTCCTACTGGTTTAACGCCCACAGTTGCTTTAACTGTGTTGTCGCCGGTGGCAACGCCATCGACTTGAAACTTCGTAACGATGCCATCAAAAGAGACGGTCGATGAATCGGCGAGGGTTATCACGCAGGGTTTCGCTGCGCCGTAATCTTCGATGTAAGCGCTGATCGTACCGAGTGCACCGTTGCCAACGCCCACGATTGCGGTCGCTGACATCTCGCCACCATCGATCATCCCGCCAGCGTATTCCTTCGCATGGTCTGGACTTAAAAGGTTGCTGATGTCCACGGTGCCACGGGTCGCACTGGGTGGCGTGA